ATTTTCACAATCCATTTTAAATAAATAATTAAAATCTATTTCTAAACTACATTCTTTATCATCATTACCAACATTAAATGTAGCACCATCATTTTCAACAGCATTCAACACAATCTTAAATGTATCTAATACACATGAACCTTCTTGTTTTTGTTGTTTTTTCCATCTACAAGATTGGTATTCAGCATCCCAATAAATAGCTTTTGTGTCAACACCTTCAAACACACCAAAGTTTGTTTTTGCCAATTCCATAATAAATGGTAATTTTTTTACACAACAATAACCACCATAGTCTACTGGTGTTTTTATTTGACCTCTACTATTGTTATTCACAAAAAAACTAATATTACCATCATCATTCAAAATAATAGTTTCTTGTGATGGTTTATACCCATCATAAGTACCATATTTTTGAAAATAAGCAGCTTTATTAAATTTATTATCTTGGTCTATAGATTTTAAATAGCTATCACCCAATGCTCTACATGTAGTATCAAAATCCTCTAGGTCGAAAAAATATCCCATATATTTTATTTATAATTAATTTTAAATTTTATTCGTATAAACTTTTAGTCATTGTTGGTTGTTCACAACATGCCGCACCACGTGCTAATCTTTCAAAATATGCAATACGCAAACTGCTATCTTCACCATAAGAAAGATTTTTCATACCTAAGTCAGTTAATTTACAACCAAACCCTATTTCACCAGTAAATGGGTCTTTAATACCGTTGACTGGTATTGTATATCTACTTATACAGTTTGAACCGTCTGGTGTTACTACAGCACCGCCTCCAGTACCGTAAAACATTTTAAATTGTAAAAAATAATTACCAGAGTTTTCTGGTATTTGAATAGGTTCTAATGGTTTCATGTAAACTCTACCATCTGGATTTACAGTATACTCACCTAAAGCCCATTTACAAGCTATGTTACAACCACATTTGTTTGTCGTACAACAAACATATCCACTAGTTGCCGTATCTCTATTACGTTCAATACCAGAATCATATTCTGAATCCATATAAGCAGATTTACCACCCAATGCTTTACAACATTCTTTATCTAAAAATATTGTATCTTTCAACCCAATATATTGGTTTTGTGGGTTATAAACATTTAAAGAAGCAATTATAAATCCAGTAGATTGTTCTATATAATTATTATATACGTTTTTACATGGTTGTGGTTTAGGTTTACCTTTTTCCACACAAACACTTAACATTTCATCTTCACCCTCACATGGACACCCACATGGTGTTAGTGTCGGTTCTGGCATTGGGTCTTTAATAACCTCAGCTTTATAAACCACACAATCACCTAAACTACTATTATCATCAGCAACAATATCAACATATGTAGGACCAGTGTAATCAGTAATAACACCTTGTGCATAATTAGAAAAAATGTTTTGAGTAGTTTTTAATTCAGTATCAATATTTATTGTTACAGCTGAGAAATTAGGTATAAGTGTTTTAAATTGATTGATGTATTTATATCCACCATCATAACGTCCAACGTGTGGGTTATTACCAGTAAGGATATCAATAGTTGAACCAGAACCACCAGTTTCTCTATACCATAAACCATTGTTTTGGAAGTACATATCTTCAGTATCTGCCAATGTGTTAGGATATCCATTGCTATCTATTGGGTACAATGTTATATCATTGTCTAAATTATTTTCTTCTAATACCTTTTTAAATATTTCAATATCCAAAGGTGCATCAGCTCTATAAATATACTCATTAAAGTTCATCAACCCTTTAGGTATACCCATGAAATTAATCAAAAATTCTATTGATTTTCTAGCACCTTTGGATTTCCAAATCCATGGAGAATTTAATATGATTCTTCTCCATAATTCATTATCCATTTCAACTGGTGTCATACCAACTGATTGACCAGAATATTGTGATTCTGAAGTTGTTACATAATTGTTTATTAAATCATCACTAATTAGTGACGATACTAATTCCCAACCAAAAATTCTTGCTAAATCTTTTAAATATTTATCTGGTACATTGTCTTTTTTATCATATGTTACAACATGTGCAAATGATATACCTTGTACAAATTGGTTTAATTCATCGAAAGATACACCATAAATATTAAGTGTTTTATTAACTTTTTGTCCAGTTGTCGTATCTTGATGATTTTCATCTAAATGTACTGGTGTTGTATCAAATGCTGAAATTGATTCAGATACCAAAAATCTATTCATTAAATTTGTCTCATTCAAATCGTAATTTGTTGCAATATCTAACAATTGTGTAGCATATACTGTATATTGTGAAGTGTCAAAATCAATATTATAACCATCTGTAATTGGCCATGTTAATGATTTAGATGTATACATGATAATTCCATCATCAGTTCTAACTGGGTATTCAAAATTTGCAGTATATAAAGGTAGAGTGTTTCTGGATAGTAAATATTCTTGTAACCCCTCTAATCCATTAAAATATGTATTTTCTACTATTTTTTTAGGTTTAATATGGTAATAAACATTTGAAAAAGTTGTTCCACCAGTAAATGGATTACCTTTTACTTTAAAATGAATGTAATCATTAAATTCATATGTTGAACCAGTAAACGATAAAACATCATATTCAGTTTTGTTATATAAAACAGCATAAGAACCATAATTTATAGTCATGTTTCTTAAATCATTTGTAGCATTAAATGTATCGATAATAGTACCGTTTGTTAAAAAATTAATTTGATATTGATTAATCAAGTAAGTTACGTTTACTTTAAAAGTACTTTCATTTTTTAATAAATCATATGTGTAATCTTCGTAAGTATTACCAAAATAATCTTCACCATTAACACTAACAAGAGGTGATGCATATAAAGATGCTGGCCAGTTGGTGATTATTTCTTCTAATTGAACTCTTATGTATTCGGACATAGAAGCGAACAATGCATAATTTTTTAATTTTGTTTGGTCTAAATTTAAAAAAGTACTAGTGTTATTTTGTAATAACACTAGTGACTCAACAACACTTAAATTTAGATTATCTAGTGTAACAAAATCAGAAAATTTACCAGTAGTATAGTTTTTATTAACTTTTGGGTCCAAGTTAGTGGTAATCGCAAAATTACCCATAGTAAATAACGGTGTACCTCCATTACTAGCTAATTGTACACCTACTAAATCTGGACTAAAATTTCTATATTCAATATTTCCTTCATATGAAACTTTTTTTGAATACCCAACTACTTTTATTTTCTTTGCCATCTTATATATTAGATTGTTGTTATATTATTAAATGTTTTACTAAAATCAATTACGTTTCTTTGTTCTCTAATTTCAAATAATGGAATACCAGTAAATTGGTCTTTTATTTCATATAAATTAAATTGTTTGTAAATATCATTATTAAAGTTGTAAATTGTGTAAATTCCATCTTCAAGACTTTTAGTTTGATTACCAAACAATGCAAACGCTAACGTTTCAACATCATGTTGTACTACTTCAACTTCAATCATAATTGGATTGAAGAAAGTGTTTGTAATAATCACTTGTTGACTTGGTTGACCAATAAATGGTAACGCATTAGGTTTAACGTTAGATGCCGAAGCTGGTGATACAGTACAGAAAGTCAAAGTAGAGTTATCGTTAAAACGGTATCTAATTGCTTTTTGGTTTGTATTTGTTAAGTTTTGGTTAACTGGTTCAGCTCTATTGTTTGATGTAATTACTCTAAAGAAGTTATTAACCTTAGCATCATTAGATGTTGTTGTCGTACTTATATATTCAATTCTATATCCAACTAACCCATCATTTTCAAATCTACCAGAAAAATTAACTGGCAACGATGAAATATCAAATACCAACCCTTTAATATCAGATAGTGAAGATAATACACCAACATCAACAATAGTTGTTCTTATTTCAACTGGTTTAATAATAATAGTATAAAAACCTTTTACACCAAAATTAGCCACTGGTAATTTAAGTGTATACATACCACCAAAAACCTCAAAATTAGTTACATTTGATTGAATCTTGTTAGGGTTATCTATTTTAATTAAAACAGCGTTAGGGTCTAATTTAATTAAATTAGAATTACCTACTTTATCTCTAGATGGTGTGTAATGGTAGAAAATTTCTACATCATCTGGTGATATATCTGCTGGTCTTACAATACCGTATGTTCCCGTTGCCATATTTTTTTTATTTATTTATTTTTTATCTTTTATAATGATAACATCAAATGTTCAATAAGTAACCATTTGATGTTACATTCTTTAAATTTATTGTTTATTTAATTTATAATAGCCATTTCCGTAACTTTCTAATTCATTAAGATTCTTTATTTCAGATAATCTTAAATGCATATCCATAACGCTTGTAATACCTCTTTCTATAAATACATCGTTTATAACTTCTGGTGGAGAAATTACACCAAATAAAAATTCTTCTTTGGTCAAAGCAGATAAAGATATGTTTGTTTTGTTGAATCCTTCACCAATATATCTAACTGTTGAACTAGTTGTTGCTGAAAAATCTTTGAATAAAAGTCCATTAACTTGTAAGTCTGTACCTAAATTAATATCGTTAGGTGTATCAAAAACATATATCTTAGGGTCACCCATAGATTTAATTCTATCAACACCATTAATTGAAAATCCTTCATAATTTTCATAAGTTTCAGTGTTGACATCAAAATTAGTTCTAAATGGATTTA